CCACCAAATCCAGGTAACACCTCGGTTGTTGGACTAACTTTGGATGGCGGAGTTGTTAAAAGAAAATATCAGGGATATTTTGCTGATGACTCTACGTTTTTTAACACGAGAATGTTAAATGACTATGCGTATTTTAACTCGCAAGGATATGGTGATTTTCAAATAACAAATTTGGGTTCATACATCACGGACAGCCAATGGGGTAACGACGGTTTCTTTCCTAACCAACAATATGATCTCTCGCCTGCCGTAGGCACGTTTCCAGCAGTCGGGTCCGGGCTTATCTTTTTTGGTGGCAACATCACGGCCGTCACTGCGCAAGAGAGAGCTGCAATAAGTCGGCCACTGACATCCGAGACTATTTCTTCAATTATTGATGATGGCTATTCCGCGGCTGCTGGCGATAATAATAAAAGTCTTATTGCGAGAGGCTATTTTAAACCAGCAGTATCTGGAGTATACAGTTTTCGAATAACTTCAGATGACGCAAGTTATTTGTGGCTTGGTGCGTCTGCACTTGATTATAACAGACAAATAGGCAATGCAGTAGTTTCAAATGGAGGCATTCATGGACCTGCGCCGGCAACTGGCCAATTTACAATGACTGCAAACCTATATTATGCGTTAGCCATAATGTTTGGTAATGGACCCGAAGGAGAAGGGGTGCTGACATTTGAGTATATTCCGCCTGGATCCAGTGAATACACTACTGATTTAACTGGAAAATTATGGCATGCCACTGGAACGACCGGGCATGGACAGGGAGGCATTGAAACAATTTTCACTAGTCTTGACTCTTCGGTTGAATATTATCCAAACACAATTATCCCCGATAATTTCTTTTTCGGAACTCCTGCAGCTGCAGTGCTTGCCTCAGCGCTTATTTCACCAGCCGTAACCAGCATCGGGGGTTTGGCATTCTATGAATGCGTCGCTCTAACCAGCATTGCGATTCCCAACAGAGTGACGAGCATTGGGAACGGTGCGTTCCAAAACTGCTACGGTCTCGAGACCATGACGATCGGTAACAGCGTGACAACCATCGGCAGTGGTGCGTTTAGCTACTGTACCGCTCTTACGAGCGTGACGATCCCGAACAGCGTGACCACGCTTGGAGAAAGTGCGTTCCAAAACTGCACAGATCTGACCAGCGTGACGATTGGTAACGGCGTGACCACCATCGGGAGTGCTGCGTTCTACGGGTGCACCGAGCTCACGACCGTGACAATCCCCAACAGCGTGACGAGCATTGGGAACACCGCATTCTCTCAATGCACAGGTCTGACCAGCGTGACGATCCCCAACAGCGTGACGAGCATTGGGAACACCGCATTCTCTCAATGCACAGGTCTGACCAGCGTGACGATCGGTAACAGTGTGACAACCATTGGCAGTGGTGCGTTCTACGGGTGCACCGAGCTCACGAACGTGACGATTCCCAACAGTGTGACGAGCATTGGGAACACCGCATTTAAAGACTGCACAGATCTGACCAGCGTGACGATTGGTAACGGCGTGACCACCATCGGGAGTGCTGCGTTCTATTACTGCGCAGGTCTGACAAGCCTGACGATCGGGAGCGTCGTGACGAGCATCGGGAGCGTCGCGTTCTACGGGTGCGCCGAGCTCACGAACGTGACGATTCCCAACAGTGTGACGAGCATAGGGAGCGGTGCGTTCGGCAACTGCTACGGTCTCGAGACCATGACGATCGGTAACAGCGTGACAACCATCGGCAGCGGTGCGCTCAAAAACTGCACCTCTCTCACCAGTGTGGTGGTGGATGCTGCCAATACTAATTACAGTAGTATAGACGGAGTCTTGTTCGATAAGAACCAGACCGGTCTGATTCGATATCCGGGAGGCAAGACTGGTAGCTACACGATTCCAAATACTGTGACGAGCATTGGGAACAGTGCGTTCGGCGATTGCAGCGGTCTGACCAGCGTGACAATCCCCAACAGCGTGACTAGCATCGGGAGCTATGCGTTCCAATACTGTAGTGGTCTGACCAGCATGACGATCCCCAACAGCGTGACTAGCATCGGAAGCAATGCGTTCCGAGGGTGCGACGATCTGACCGCAGTGACGATCCCTAATATTGCGACTTTAGAAAATTTGTTCGATAGTAACAACATTACTGATGTAACACTTGCACAGGGAGTTACAGCAATTCGTGACGAAATGTTTTTATATATGACCGCTATTGAGACCGTGACAATCCCCAACAGCGTGACGAGCATCGGGAGCGCCGCATTCTCTTACTGCACCGCCCTTGCCAGCGTGACAATCCCCAACAGCGTGACCAGCATCGGAAACAATGCGTTCTCTTTTTGCTACAGTCTTGAGACCATGACAATCCCCAACAGCGTGACCAGCATCGGGTATAGTGCGTTCTATGATTGCAGCGCTCTCGAGATCGTGACAATCCCGAACAGCGTGACCGAGCTCGATGATTCGGCGTTCCGCGGCTGCAGTGGCATGACCAGTGTAACAATTGGTAGCGGTATTACTAGCATTGGGGCATACATGTTTGTCGACTGCAGCAGTCTTGAGACCGTGACAATTCCCAACAGTGTGACCAGCATCGGGCAGGATGCGTTTAGCGGCTGCACAGATCTGACCAGCGTGACGATTGGTAGCGGTGTGACCACGATCGGGAGCAGTGCGTTCTACGGGTGCATCAGCCTCGCAAGCGTGACGATTCCTAACAGCGTGACGAGCATTGGGGGCTATGCGTTTCGCGCGTGCAGCAGTCTTGAGACCGTGACGATTGGTAGCGGTGTGACGAGCATTGGGAGCTATGCGTTCGCGAACTGCACCTCTCTCGAGAGCATAACGATTCCGAACAACGTCGTGTTCATCGAGTACAGTGCGTTCGCGAACTGCACCGCTCTCAACACTCTGTACTCGTATATTCCCCAAAGCCGGTTCCTCCACGAAGACGGTGATGGTGACGTTCTTGACATACTCATTGGCTGCGCACAGCCCTTTACTATTTACGCTAGAGCGTCTGACGACTCTTGGACTGCTGGCCCTGGCGAGTTGGGCGGGATTGCAGTAACAGTGGTAAAAAACTTACTGTAGAAATATTATAAATTAATATATGAAACAAATACATTATACATCAGGTCTGCCTCGTGCTTGCAGCACTCTTTTACAAAACCTTCTTGCTCAAAATCCATTTGTGCACGCTACAGCTACAAGCGGTGTGCATGAGATTATGTATCTCGCCAAAGCGTTTTTTAAGACTGAAGAGTTTCGAAGCATTCCACAGCCGGCAGCCGGCGAGTTTATTTTTAATGACTTTATGCGAAGCGGAATTGCTAATGCATTTGACTCTATAACAGACCGGCCAGTTGTTGTTGACAAGTGTCGCAGCTGGATCGGCTCAGCAAATCTGCTATTTCAACTTTTTCCTGATGCTAAACTTCTTGTGCCTGTACGCGACATTCGTGGCATTCTTTCAAGTATGGAGAAAAAGTTTCAGGCTCACCCGGGTTTTCAAATGGAAGGCAACCAGGCCGATACTGCACGCATTCAAACAATCGAAGGTCGCTGCCAGTTTTGGCTTGATTCTGCTCCGGTCGGCATTGCTATACAGCGGTTGCATGAACTTGTAAGGCAGCATAAAGATAGGGTTCATTTTGTTCATGCCGAGGACCTCACAAATGATCCCCAGACCACAATGAATGCAGTATGGAATTATTTAGGCGAGCCTCCGTTTATTCACAATATTACAAATATTTATCAATACACAACTGAACACGAGCTCGGTTGGCCCTTTGGCGATCATGCCGTGCACCCAACCGTCACTCCGCTTGTCGCTGATTGGCATGACACACTAGGGCGCGGTTTATCCGAGGCACTCAACCAGAAATTTAACTGGATTAACGACTTATGAAATACACAACACTAAATCAACGTCAACGCGTTACTGGCGTGTTTGACCAACCACCACTTCAACCACACGTTGAAGTATCAACTGAACATGCCGCAAAAATCGCAGCGTTTAAGGAACAACGGCGGCTCGCATTTCTAATTAATGGAGAGATTACTAATTTTCGAGAACAACGTTCTTTAGGAAACACTATGAAGTGGGATAATGAAAATAGTGCATGGGTGATTGCTCCAATTGTCGCGCCGGTCAACCCGCCACAATAAATTTACTGCTGCGCCGCAGCATATAAATAATATATCATGGCTAAACCATCAACACGACGAGAACTTACTGACTATTGTCTGCGTGCTCTTGGCGCCCCAGTACTTGAAATTAATATTGACGAAGATCAAATTGAAGATCGTATAGACGAAGCAATTCAATTTTACCAGGAATATCATAGTGATGCTGTTGTGCGCACCTTTTATAAACATGTCGTCACCGCGGCTGATATAGCAAACAACTATATTACTCTGCCGGAGGAGTTGATTTCAGTGCTTCGAGTCCTGAATATAAACAGCGGAGATGCTGCTGACATGTTTAGTGTAAATTATCAAATGCATTTAAATGATCTTTATGGCCTTCGCAACCCGGGCAGCCTTGTAAATTATGAAATGACAAAACAGTATATGAGTGCAATTGAACTTATACTCACTGGTTCAAGTCAGCAAATTATATTTACTCGTCATATGAATCGGCTAAGCATTCAAGATAATTGGCAAGATTTTGTTACGCTTGGTCAATATATTATAATTGAAGGCTATCAAACAATAAATCCAAATGATTTTACTGATGTGTATAATGATATGCTTCTTAAGAAATATGTTATAGCACTGTTTAAAAAACAGTGGGGGACAAATCTATTGAAATTTGATGGCATGACGCTGCCGGGCGGAATAACCATGAATGGACGGGCAATCTATGATGACGCCTTAGCCGACATTGAAATCT